AAGGTGAAGGCGATTTCCTTTCTAAATTCGGCTTGCAGATACGTGATACCGCCACCTTTACTATCGCGTATAGAACGTTTGAAAGATTTGTTACACGCGAAAATGTAAATATTACTCGCCCACGAGAAGGCGATCTTATCTATATGCCAATGAATGATAAATTCTTTAAGATTACATTCGTGGAACACGAATCAGTATTCTATCAATCTGGTACACTACAAGTATATGATCTTAAATGCGAACTATTTGAATATTCTAATGAAAGATTTGAAACAAATATTGAAGAGATTGATACTCACTATGACGAATATAAGACTGACGATGTAGTTAGCTTGGAAGTAATGTTTGATGTTGATCCTATAGCAAAGAATCTATTCTATGAAGAAAAAGGAAACGATATTATTGACTTTAGTGAGCTAGATCCATTTAGCGAGGAAATATTTCTACCGGCGGATTATAATGTATCCGCGGATTCAACAAACATCACCGCAGATGATAGTATTATTACTAGCGACGCAGTATAAGAGGATAACATGGCAAAACAGATTATTAATATAGGAGCATCGGCTAATGATAAGACCGGCGATCCTTTACGCACAGCGTTTACTAAAACAAACTCTAATTTTACAGAACTTTACAATAGTGTTGCATCCATTTCTGCTGCTATAATTATTCCAATAGAGTATGCAGACATACTTGACGCGCCGACTGATATATCTGATCTAACTGACACGTCTGGCCTATTAATTCCAGAACCACCAACTAGTTTAGTAAATAATAATAAAGAAGTAGAACTAGACTCTGCTGGAACACTTATTGTTCCGTATTTAACTGGTAACGAATTTGATCTGGTGTTATCATCAGCAAATTATGTACCAACTTTATTAAAACCAACTCTGTCATTAGTTGGATCGCCTTGGAGTTTTAATGCTGAAATTTCTTATACCTTCGACGGGTCGACTGAGATAGTATTAGATGATGGGCCGCTGCCGTCAGATACTAACCCTGGATATGCTAGTGGCGATGTTTTTACTTTTAATAGTACAGTTCACGGAATTCCAAATTATACATTAACGATAACACTATCGAATGTTGTTAACGTAGGTTTTGTACTATGGACTGCAGATTTGACTCCAGGTGTTCTTCCTGAATACCCATCAACTATAAAATCGCTAGGCTCTATTAAACTTACAGCCGACGATAACAGTTTAATACTAGGTTCAGATGGCAGCTTAATATTACCTAGTGGTAGGCCAATAGTATTTAACGACAACGCAATTATTCAAGCTGAGACAGGATTTATTAATATAAGTAGTCAAACCGGTGTCGTAATAGAAACAGTTGATGCTACTGATCCTCTCGATATTACAACAAAAAATTGGGAATTTGATGTAAGCGGAGAATTAATTTTACCATTAGACGGGTCTGTAAATCAAAACGGTAGTTACACAAGAACATCAACTGATACTATAGTATCAGCCAATACTGTAATATGGGCATCACACAGCAACTTGGTTTCTGGAGCTAAGCTATTCATTCAAGCTGAATCCAATGAAGACGGTGATGAAACTGGATGGCATAGTCAAGTGTGTGAAGCTATCATTGCATCAAGAGGCTACGTTTTTTCAGTTCCAGGACCCTTTGGTACACCTGTTATGAATATATATGGCACTACTCATACTTCAGAAAATGAACTAGTAACATTTGCCGTGCAGAGAAACGCAGTAACAGACTTAATAGAAGTTGTTGCAACGCCCACGGCCGAATCAAATGGGACAGTATATTTACGAATATACTCTATTGAAACAGTGACGAGTGATTGATGAAAATAATCAAGTTAGACATAAGTACATGATACGGGGATAACGATGACTATAGTAAATCATTTTTATAACGCAACTACTAAAAAATATATAGCGTTATTCGGAACTATGTTCAATAAAATGTATGTTGTTCGGTACGACGTTACGAGCGGTGACGAAGTTCAACGTATGGTTGTACCTATATCATATGGGCCATATCAGAAGTTTTTAGCGCGTCTTAATCAAGATCCTGATTTAAACAGAAGAACAGCGATCACGCTTCCGCGCATGGCATTTGAAATTACAAATATGCAATACGATGGATCAAGAAAACTTAATTCAGTAAAGAGACTTATAGGTCAAGATCACGCGGATGATTCTAATTCCTATCAGTATGTTGCTGCTCCTTATAATTTAGACTTTACTCTAAGTATTATGACCAAGTATGCAGAGGATGGTACTCAGCTACTTGAGCAGATCTTGCCATTCTTTAAGCCCGAATGGACGAATACTGTTAAACTTATTGATAACGTAGATCCGTTAGATATACCACTTGTATTAAATTCAATAAGTACTGACGATGTATATGATGGAGACTTTGAAACCAGACGTTCTTTATTATGGACTTTAAACTTTACAATGAAGGGCTGGTATTTCGGGCCTCAACGAGAGAATAAAGTAATTAAGTTTATCGATATGCGTTTCAAAGATAGTATGGATACGTCTTTACCATTTTCACGTCAAATAACAGTTCAACCTGGTTTAACAGCGAACGGGGAATCGACTACGGATATAGATCAATCTGTAGATTACGAAATGATTAATATGGATGATGACTGGGGTATCATTACTATATATAGAGATGGTATAACAGATTTTTAAAGGATACTAATATGAGCGATGAAAAAATTGCTAGCGTGCTAGGTTTAAAACCGTTATCAGAAGTATTAGCTGACGATGAAGATATTAGTAATGAACTCATTTCAGTAAATGATATGTTTAAAGATATAGTACCAATAGACCCAGCTCAAATTGAAGAAAACGAAACTGTTAAAGATATAGGTCTAGCAAAAAAGAATATTGAAAATATTATTAAGCAGGGTGATGATTCTTTAACAGAAATTATATCAATTGCTAAACAATCTCAATCACCTCGCGCGTTTGAAGTTGTATCAGCACTTATGAAAACACTTCTTGACGCAAATAAAGATTTTGTTGATATGTCTATGAAAAAGAAATATGCTGTTGATGAAATGAATGCGCCAAAGGAGGCAGCGCAAAACAATGTGACAAACAATAATTTGATAGTGTCAACAGCCGATCTATTAAAAATGTTAAAAGGAGATAAGTCGTAATGACTATTAATAATGAACAGTTTAACGAATTGAAAAAATGTGAAAGTAGTATTTTGTATTTTGCAAACAAATATATAAAAATTTCAGACAATACTAGCGTAAGGCAAATTAGTTTAAACGATTTTCAAAACGATGTAATTGAAAAATTTGAAACGAGTAAATGCTTTTTTCTTTTAGGAGAAAGAATGGATGGAAAAACAACAGTCGCAGCAATTATTCTACTACACTGCGCTTTATTTCAAAGTAAAAGTTCTAACGTAATCTTTGCACCTAAACAAGTAATGAGTGATTACATGATAGAACTAATAACAGAAATGTATGAACGTCTTCCTAACTTTTTAAATATTACGTCAATTAAATTAAAAAGTAAACAGAAACTTGAATTTGATAACGGGTCGTCTATTTTAAGTGCTGGTGCACATGCACAATCATTATTAAGTGTTAATATATCTAATATGTATATAGACGAATCTGAATTTATAAAAGATGATATGAATAAAATAATTACTAAACTCGCAGTCCAACTTACATCAAAACCATCTTCTAAAATGTTTATACTATCATCCGCTAAAACAAACGATAATTTAGATAAGAGTAATTAATGGACGGCGGTTACTTAGGCAATCAACATCTAAAAAAGAGTGGGACTGAAATAGAATGGACCCACGAACTCGTTGAAGAGTATATGAAGTGCGCTAAGGACCCTGTGTATTTTGCAAAGAAATACATCAAGATCGTACACGTAGATAAGGGTCTTATACCATTTGAGATGTATCCGTACCAGGAAGAAATTGCAAATAAGATAACAAATAATAGAAGAGTAGCTGTTCTAACTGCTCGTCAGTCCGGTAAGACTACTACCGCTGTAGCAGTTATTCTTCACTACATACTGTTCAACGAGTTTAAGACTGTTGCTATCCTTGCTAACAAAGGTGACTCTGCAAGAGAAGTCTTGAGTCGCATTCAGCTTGCATATGAAGCCCTCCCACAATGGTTACAGCAGGGTGTTGAAGAATGGAACAAAGGAAACATAACTCTTGAGAATGGATGCAAGATATACGCAGGTACTACGTCATCTTCTGCTATTCGTGGTAAGTCAATCGCGTTTCTATATCTAGATGAGGTCGCGTTCATCGAGGGATACGACGAATTCTTTGCCTCAGTATATCCTACCATTTCATCTGGTGAGGAAACTAAGCTTCTCATGACCTCTACACCAAACGGTTTGAACCACTTTTGGAAGACGTGTAAGGGTGCTGAAGAAGGAAAGAATGGCTACGAATATGTTAAAGTAATGTGGCATGATGTTCCAGGTAGAGGCGAAAAGTGGAAACAAGAAACGCTTGAAGCCCTTGATTTTGATGATGAAAAGTTTAAACAGGAATATTGCTGTGAGTTCGTTGGTAGTTCTGGAACACTCATATCAGGATCTAAACTTAAAGAACTCGACAATACAACTCCTATTATGGAATCGGAAGGTATCTATCAGTTTAAGAGAGCAGAAAAAGGCCGTGCATACGTTATGACTGTTGACGTCTCAAGAGGTAAAGGTTTAGACTATTCCACGTTCACAGTCTTTGACGTAACAGAAATGCCTTACGAACAGGTCTGTGTGTTTAGGGACAATCTTATCAGTCCTGTAGATTTTGCGTCCATCATATATCGTATCGGCAAGACATATAATGAAGCAAGCGTACTCATTGAAATTAATGATATTGGTGGGCAGGTGTCAGATACCCTTCATATGGATTTTGGATACGAAAGTATTCTCTCAACTGAAAATGGTGGAAGAGGTGGTAAGAGAGTTTCAGGCGGCTTTAGTGGTAAATCTTCTGATATGGGAATTAGAACAACTAAAACTGTAAAAGCAGTTGGCTGCTCTATGCTCAAACTTTTAATAGAACAGAACCAACTAGTAATAAAAGATATACATACTATAAATGAGTTGAAGAGATTCTCTAGAAAAGGCGGATCTTACGAAGCTGAATCCGGTTCGCATGATGATATGGTAATGAACCTAGTCATATTTGCTTGGTTGACTGATCAGAATTACTTTAAAGAAATGACGGATATAAATACTTTATCTAAGTTAAGAGAAAGAACTGAAGAACAAATAGAAGAAAACCTTCTTCCTTTTGGATTTGTTGATGACGGTAGAGAAGAACCAGAAGTAGTCTACTATTCTAGTAACAACTGGTAATTATATCTCAAAACATAAAAATTATAAATAGATAAAGATTTAAAGTATTGAATTCTTATCTATAACAAAGGAGAAAAAAATGGTTTTTTCTGTAAGTCCATCCGTTACAGTTCGTGAGATCGACGCTACAGCAAGTATCCCAGCAATTGCAACTCCTCCTGCTGCGATTGCAGGAGTATTTCGCTGGGGCCCAACTAACGAAAAGATTCTAATAACATCTGAAAACGAATTGGTTACCAGATTTGGTAAGCCAACTGATGATAATGCTGAAACATTCTTTGTTGCCGCTGATTATCTATCTTATTCAAACGCGCTGTATGTAACTAGAGTTGTTGGCCTTGACGCTAACACTGCGACTGGTACATACTTTAATGCAAAGTATCCAGGTGAACTAGGAAATACTTTAAGAGTTGGGTATGTTACAAGTGCAAGTGCCTACAGTGAAGAGTTAATAGATCCACTTCTTTTAGATAACACTGGCGCGACGGATGAAATTCTTATCAACACAAATCAGTTTGTATTAATTACAACAGACGATTTTACTACAGTGTTAAGCTCAAATGATATTCTAAGAGTTGGTAATGACGATATTGGTTATCAGAATCTTTTAGTTGATACTGTTACTTCTACAACTACTGTTGATGATCAAGGCACCGCAAACACTGCTGATGATATTACTACATATACGTTTACAATTACGTTTAAAAATAGATATTCATTATCTGCTACATCTTACAAAGAGTTAAACTATACAAGAGTATGGGGTTATTCATATCTATTCTCTGGTCCACCAGTTGCTGGCTCTATGCACGTTGTAGTTGAAGACGTAACTGGTGTTATTTCTGGAACGGCCGGCTCTATACTAGAAGTGTACGAAAACGTATCTAGGACGCCTAATACAACGCTATCAGACGGCACTAACAACTATTATAGAACAGTAATAGAAAATAGATCATCTTGGATCGAAGCAGACGCCACTAGCACACTAGATACTACAGCTAATGCTGATGCTTACGAAGTGTTAACTGGCGGCTTGGATGGTGCTTCAGAAGGCACGATTGGGCTTGGCAGACTTGCGATTGGATACGATCTATATAAAGATGCGCAAGAAATTGATATAGCATTTGTTCTACAGGGTAAAGCTGTATCAGCAAACCTTGCAAACTATATTATTTCAAACATTGCTGATAGAAGAAAAGATTGCGTTGCTTTCATATCACCGCCGTTTGCGGAAGTTGTTGCACCAGCTAATCCGCAGACTAAAATGGTAAATGTAATCAACTTTAGAAATCAAGTTCAAAATTCTTCT